AGCGGTAAGTAAAGACTTTCATTTGTTCTAGCATTGTCCCCATCTTTCTGTGTAAGTGGTAACTCTAAACTATTACTTGAGCCTTGTCTGTCAATCCGACTCGCCGAGGAACTGACTGAGTGTAATCACGGCTCCGGGTTCATCTTCAGCCCATAACTTCCAGGCAAGAATCTGCACAATCTGAGAATCATCGTTTAGAACGCCTGCTGCTGTAGCAGAATCTCCGACTGCTCGGATTAGCTTGTCTAAGTCTGGCTTTTGATAAGGGTAGTTCTTTTTATTGCTCTTAGCCTTTGGCATGAGAAATAGGACTTCGAGAGTAACCGCGCCTTCTAGTGGTTGGCAAGTAGCGTTAGCAGTTTCTAGCTTCTCAGTTAGTTGCTTTCGCCAATTAGGTAGTTTCTTGTTAGCTTCAACTAGAACAGCGCGATTGCCTCGAACATAAGCGTTCTTCGATCCTTGAGGCTGTGGTATGCCTGGAACGAATACTTGAATCATTAGAAGGGAGCGTTCTCGAAGCTGCCCGGTGCTTCTGCGTTGATGTTAGCGCTCTGCTGATCCTTGCTAACAACCGCAGTTAGTTGAGCGTTCTGAATGTGATGCTCGACTACAGTCTTTTCTTCAGTTGAGCCTTTAGGTGTGTAAGTCCCGATTTTGGTAGATAGCTCACCGGTGATAGTTACCCAGTCTTGCTCTTGAATTCTGTCTGCCTGGGAGATGTCGAACCATGCTGTCCAGAGTCTTGAATACTCTTTTCCATTAGCATCGTATTTTTCCCAGATAGAGATGCGCTTGCCTTCCCATCCTAGAAGGTTTACATCTCCGGCAATAGTGATCTGTGGCATTATTTTTTTCCTTTCGTGGTTTCTATATATAGTAATTATGTCTATATATAGTTATTAAGTTAATATCTATATATAAGCATAATGTCTATATATAGTTATTAAGTATAATCATTTCTATTTCATTTTCTCAATTTTGTCAATAGCAATTTGCACAGTATCGGCAAGTTCGCTATCGATTTCTTTGATTAGCTTGTGAAAATCCCAAAGCTCGACTGTCACTCTCATCCTGAGATCCTCATAGCCGTTCTTGTATCCGGTGGTGTATCCCTGAATGTAGGTTCTTTCGTTTCTGTCCTGTAACCAGGTGTCTAGATTTTCCATAATCTCTTTCTGTAGTGGTAGGATTTAGGTTACCGCCTTCGTGGTGGCGGTGAGCAAAGATGCTCGGGGAGTCAGTTATCTGTGGACTGGCTCCCCTTCCCTTTACCCTAGAGCTTTCGCTAGTTCTGTAATCTTTTCGAGTGTCTTTTTAGGTGCGCCTGCGTTCTGAGCTTCGCTGTAAAGCGCTCTAAGCCCTTCAACATCCTTAGATAAGGCTAAGACACTAGCCCTACCCTCTAAGTCCTTCACAACCGCTCCTAGAGCCTCTGAGGATACCTTTATCATTTCCTCTTGACTGGGTCGAACAGTTTTCCCATCTCGCTTAGATTGAAAATTCAAAGTGCTGAGGCTGCGCCCAATCGCGCTCGTGGAGCAGTTTTCGATAAAGCTAGTTTTGTTGATTGCGCTAGATCCTCGAGTTTCTTGAGCAAAATCAATTGCAGCAGGTCGAGCATCTTCTCGGTCTGTAAATACACTTGCCTTAATTACAATCTCGGTTTCGTTTATCAGAACGATCTCGGTGTGAATCCTGCCTTGAGGATACTTAGCCCAGAACTTCGCAATCCTGTCTGCTACCGGTTCGTAGTTATCCATGAATCCCATCGTGGTTACCTTTCTAGTATTTTGAGAAAAGGCTTGCCCTCTCCTCTGCTTTGTAACGCTACTACATTGACCCCATCAACATAACCCCATTTAGCGCCTTGCATGGAATTTTGAATGATTGACTTTCGTAGTAGAACCTGCTGCTTCCAGAAGCTTTCCTGCTGTAAAGCGCTCTGAAGTTTCTCGAACTCATCTGGGTCTATGTTTACTTCTGCATCCTCGATTTGCGGGTGAAGTTGCCTGACTGTTTCGTAAGTTGAGCTACTGCCCTCGATAGTCGGCTCTGTATCGGTGCTGAGAAGCTCTAGAAAGCCTTCTGCTGCCTCTTTCATAGCTTCCGCTAGTGTTTGGTCATACTCGATAACAAACTCTCTGTATTCGCCTGCTGCGACTGCGCACAGAACTGCCGGGTTATGCAAGCCAGTAACTAGCTGATACCAGGCGACCTGCAAGCGGTAATGTTCGGGTAGTTCGTTCATAGGGTTGCGTGAAAACTTGATCTCAAGAATTGAGAGTTCCCCATCTTCATCTTCGATAATGGCATCGGGGTTAGCGTGAAAGCTGTCGTTGAGCTTGCTCGAAAATGTCAAGCTGTCGGAATGAATTGTTAGGTGAGGGTGAGTGTCCCCGAATAGTTTGATAATTGCCGGCTCGAAGTAGTTGCCCAGCTTCATCGCCATAGTGCCTGCCGGGGGTAGAATCTTGCCTGACTTCTGCGCCCATAGGTTGAGAGCGCTAGTCCAGGGTGAGCGGTTCATGATAGGAGCAATGTCACTACCGCCAATAGCGTTAGCTCGCTGCAAGTGCCACTCTGTTGATCCGGGTGCGTGAGTGCCGATTAGTTTCCCACCGGACTTTTGAATCTTCGCGATTATTTTTTGCATACCCCTAGCATAGCTAAGGCATTAGACACTAAACGCCAGGAATGTGAGGCGCTTCTGTGCCTTCGGTTACATCTTCGAACTCAAGTTCCTCAAACTCAATGTCACCTTCAGGTTCGCCGTCTGCATTGACATTCTTCATAGCCATTACTGAAGCAAAGAAAGCAAGTGCTGCTGCCACGCTTGAAAGTATCTGAGAACTCTGCTCATCTGTTAGAAACCCCAATGCAACGAATAGCGGAACAAGTCCTGCGACTGCTGCGTAAATAGCTTTTCTTAGGTTAGCGTTCATTTCTTTATCTCCTGTTTACAAGTCTTGCAGATCTGCACCTGCTGTTTGTCGATGAACTTCTCAGGGTCTATGACCTTGCCGTAAAACACGCCCTTGAGGCTAGTGCTGAGAGTTAGGTGAAGGTGAGCGCCTCGACTGCACTCCCCGGTGTTTCCCACTCTTCCGACTGGTTGCCCTAATTTTACTCGCTGCCCTTTTTTTAGGGACTTGAACGGAGTCCTGCAACCGATAGCCTTACCTTTGCAATTCTCCCCATGCCTAGCGCAACTCAAGTGTGAGTAACCGACATAGTATTTACCACTAGCAGAACTCTGCACCATTACCCAGCCCAGGCAGTCGCTCCACTGAATTAGCTCGACCCTTCCGGCGGTAACAGACTTTATCAAGGCATTAGCTCCAGGTGCGTAGTCAAGTCCTCGATGAGGCGATTTCCTTCTGACTGTCGTAGCGAAGCGTGAGGTTATTGTTTTCTTATCAAAAGGGTGTTGCCAAGTCATAGCTGACTCACTAGCACAGCGACCACGATACCGGTAACAGCAGCGGTCATAATTGACTGCAAGAAGGCGTTACTCCAAACGGACTTCTCGAGCGCTCTAATGCGCTGTTCAAAGTCATCTAGCTTCTTTTCGATGTCACTCACGATTCTAAGAATAACTGCTGTATTGCTAGGAGGGCGCTCAGACATTACGCGCCTGTAATTGCAGCTACTTCTTCAGGGGACAAGCCTAGAGCTAGAAGCTTGGCGTTAGCAGAATCCTTTAGCGCCTGCTGATCTGCCTGAGCTGCTTCTTCTGCCTGGCGATCTAGTTCAGCCTGAGCTGCCTGAGCGTCACGCTCTGCAATTTCCTCATCGGTTAGCGGAATGATTGACTCTCGCTCGCCCTTTGGCTTTGATAGGTCTACTACGATTTTCATTGGGGTTTCTGTTGTCATGATTTCCTTAGTTTTAGGGGTTAGTCAGCGGTCACTTTATACAAACTGGCGGTGGTAAATTCGACAAAGTTGCCCCCAGAAGTCATTCCAATACTGGTAATTGCAGCTGTGTTTGACCACAAGCCAGCATGGATTTGCTGGTAGGCGGTTGAGGCATTATTTTCGGTAACGCTATCATTACTAATAGATTTGAAATTAGATGAAGTGTAGTTTGGAATGTAAATTTGCACATTACTGAAAGTGTTTGCAGTAGCGTTTGCTCCTACTACTGAGTTATCAACTACAGCATTTGCCCATGTCCCACTATCTGCAATAGAACCATTCCCATCAAGAAAACGAGAGGAAAAGTTGCTGCTTGAACCATTGAAACTCAGGAATAGATAACTGTAAATAACTGCTTGAGTGTTTCTTGCACTCACAACAAGCTTCAAATCAACCCCGTCTTGAGGTATCCCTGTGAACTCGATTGAGGCAGCTCCACCTGATCCGACTTCGATTGTTTCAATTAGTTGCATACCCATTATGCCTCGATTCCGTAGACATCGAAAGTTGAACCTATTTGCCAAAGCCCGGCAGATAAAGTAAAACTAACGCTTGTAATTGTTGAGAGTGAAGCATAGCGCCCTGCGACTAATCCAGTTGCTCCGGAAGCTCTATTGACTCGCCAAGTAATCCCAGTATGGCGAGAAACTGAATAGTCAAATACATTTAGAATCCCAATAAAGTCATTACTTGATGACACTATTTGGGGATACTCTAACGCCGGAAAGCTGGTGCCACTTGCAGATGATGCTCCTAACCTCAGTGATCCATCACCCATCATGCTATGCCAGTTGTAAATTGCAGAATCATCTCCGTTAAACCTGCAAGTCAAATAAGCAGAAGTTGAACCCTGACCTCTTGTTACAAAAACAAGGTCGCGATAAGTAGAAGGTAAGCTTGAAATAGTCACGCTTGCTGTTGTTGATGTTAGCGTTGTAGAGCTAATCAAGTCATAAGTAGGCGTTCCCATTTATGCTCCTCTTATTCCGTATAAGCTGAATTTAGCGGATTGAAAGCTGCCTGAGTTTGGCAAAAAAGTTATTGAAGTGACCGCTGATGTATTGATCCATAAACCCGAACCAAAGTAAAGGGAATTACCA